GCGAATGGCAAATATGACTTTCTCTGCAAATTCAAGCATGGATAACTCCAATGAAGCAGACAGATAGACCCCTGTCCGAAGGTTACGTGTGCATTATGCACACTATTACGCTATTTTTACCTTCTTAAATGCATCTTTTCGGTAAACATACGTAATTTTTGGATCATCCTGTGGTGTTTTTACACGTTTTGGCGCTCCGGACATCTCCTTGGGCGCTTTTTTAGGACTTTTTGTTGCTTTGGCTTGCATTTTTTACCCCTTGTTGAGCATTTTTTATCGCATCTTGTGAACTTTTTTGTGCAGCAACCTGTTGTTGCAGTGCCATACGTGCAGAATCAAACTGAACATCGTTCTGTTCCTTCTGTTGATCAAGGCTGATGCGCTGTTGGTCCATCTGGAGCTTGGCTTGGTCGCGCTGACCGTTCTGCGCAATCTCTTTTTCCTTTAATTTGACCAAAGGATCGTCCTGTGGGGGTCCTTGCAACTGCTGCTGCAACTGCTTGACCTCTTGGAAGCCCTGTGCAACCTTGATCGCGACCATCGCCTCGCGCTGCAGGGAAGAAACTAGGCTGTCGGGGTCCGTGCCGTACTGCATGAACAACTCAGCTTCCACTTCCTCTTCCGCTTTCAAACGGATGTGCTCAAACACGTGTTTTTGCAACGTGACAGCAACGTTTGGCATGCCTTGCAGCATTGGGCTTAGACCAAACATCAAATGCGTCATGATGTGCGCATCGTGCTGCTGACCAGCAAAGGCTTTCAGGGGCGAGCCGTCCAAGGACTGCGCATTCTCGCTTGCAGGATCCTTTGGCTTGTCCACTTGTTGGCTATTCAGGATCGTGTCGATGTCCCGCACACCAATGGCTTCATACATGCGGCGATATGCCTCATACATGTTGTGCATCTGCGGTGCGCTTTGCGCCAATTGCAGTTGTGTCTGCGCCATCGTGATGCGCTGGGCAACAGAAAAGATGTTGGGGTCAGAAACAGGCAATACATCGATGCGGTCATCAAAGTCTTTTGCCTTGATCCTGCGGCTCTCGCCGGGAACATCGTATGGGTAGTCAGGGGGCAAGTATTCTGCAAAACCTTTGGCCAACAATTGGAATTCCATGCGCTGGCTGTAGTGCAAACGCTTGTGAATTGCTGACATCACTGCACTGCCTTTTTCAAGCAATGCAATCGTCGTTCCAACAGCAGCATTCTGGTTGCTGTCACCAACTTGCATGTCCGTAATGCTTGCCAAACGGCGGCCGGCATCTACGCAGAAACCAAGGAGAGCAAACAAAGTCTGGCTTGGCTCTTTGTATGGCAATGGAAGCAAGGATGCAGACAACTCAGCACCACCAGCATCCATATCGCGGAACTCACCGGGCGACAAGGGCGTATCGTCGTTTGCAATGCGAGCGCCCTTGGCTTTAAAGCCAGCAGGCAGGTTAGCCAGCGTTCCAGCGTCCACCAATTGCTGCAGTGCAGAAGTAGCTGTCTTCGTTAGGCCGCCAACCAAGTGCAAGAAGCCCAAGCCATACGCTCCGGGGCCTTGGACCAGCAAGTAATGCACGTAGTATTGCTTGCGCGCAAACAAGGGATCGCCCTCTTTCCAGTTACGGCGCACACCCACCACAGATTGAGATATCTCGTCAATCGTAACGATGTATGGCAGCTTAATACCTGTCTCTTCGCCGTCTTCATCCTGATGCTCAAAGCCGCGGATGTCCAAATCAACCAAGAACTCCAGCAAACAGATCTCTTCTTCCACACCAGTAGGGTCCACTCCTGTCGTGCGGTCTGTTTCCTTCTTGATAATGCTCTGGCCCGTCTCCGCAGCAGTCGTCATCTGCGCTGTATCCAAGTATTGACCCCGCAACACCGCTTTGCGGTAGTCATTGGTGGACATCGGCACGCGGTGCGTAATTCGCTGGCACTCGCTCATCACCGATGAGCCTGTATACGGGATGTACAGGTTATCCGGCAGCACCAAAGCGCTTACCATGCGACCTTTGGTCTCGTCAAAGTAAACTTTCTTGAACGCCGAGCCGCCAAAACCAACATAGAACAGCAACTGATCAAAGTCAGGCGTGTACTCTTCCATCACCGTAGTGATTTGGTAGTTCATAAAGTCACGCACGCGGTCCGCCTGCATCAACTTCTCACGCGTTTCTTTGCCCAACACCTGTGTACGAACAGGACCGCCCGCGGGCATCAATTCTTTGAGCGCTTGGGCTTGGAACTGAACAATACTCTCTGTCAAAAGTGGGTGCTGCACGCCGCACGCGCCCTTGAATGGTTTGGTGCGCTCTTCAAACGTGAAGCCCAGCATTTTCATGCCCTTGCTGTACTGCTCTTCCCACTCCTTGCGTGAAGATTTGTCAGCATCAAACAAAGACATCAAGTCAGACGAGATAAGCTGCAAGACATCAGGCTCAATGACCTCGGCTAAGTTGCTGTCATATGGCACATCGTCTTCTTCTTCACCAATGTTCACCAGCGCCGCACCCGTATCCATGTCGTATTCAATATCGATGCTGGATGAAGGCTCATCGTCCATTTCCACGGACACATCACCATCTGGCAAGTCGTCAATGGTTACGTTCTTTTCAATTGGCATACTGTGTCCTTACAGATATCTACGGTTATCGTTGGGCTGGCGCTCGATCATACCCCCATCAGCACGTTGCGCGGGTGGTTGAAACATATTCATCTGAATCTGCCGTGCTGCGTTTAGTGGAGGTTCTACAGGAGTCACCATCAAACCATTGTTATGAAACAAGTGCTGGATAGATGGCGGAATAGAATTAGGCTGCAAAGCGTTGACCAAATCCAACATTTGATTTGGATAGTTTTCTGGCGCTACATTACCTGTCTTGACTCCATTGCCATACATTTGCGTAATCGTGTTGGCTTTGTTTTTGTAATCAGGGTTGTTTGCAACCTTGGGCGTTACAAATTCCACGTTGTTTACAGCATGACCGTTTTTGTCGTACAGGCTAAATATGCGGACATCTCCGTCCTTCAAAGCGTTAGCACCTTTGTCTACCGCGCCATATGTACCCGTTTTAGCATATCCGGCAATAGAATTACCCAAGAATTTTGCTTGGACCAATGTAGCTTGCGGATCAATGACCTCGCGCCACGTCATACCGTTTGAGTCAGTTGGCAAAAACTCCTTCGTACCAAACTGGCCAATCTCGGCAGGGACTGGCTTTCCTTCTTTAACCAACTCTTCTACTGTTTTAAGTTTTTGCTTAAATACATCAGCTTTGGCAAGAGAGGGAACAGCCTTGGCATAAAACTCTGGCACGCTCATTTGTGCAAGATCTTTAGGGTTTATCTTTACCAACTCTTCCACTAAATCGTATCCGTGTACTCCCAATATATTAGGAAGACCGTATTCCGATTGTATGTCCGTGATAGGCACATCCGCTTTCAAAGCCATAATGCCTTCTTGGCGGTTAGGCGCATTTTTTAAAGCGCGATACATACCCGTCATGTTGTCAACAGAGTGCTGAGAAACATTACTCAACAAGTTTTTATCTAACAGCCTAGCAAGCTTTGGCTCAAACACCGTGTTAAACAGTGTTGGATTATCCGCAAGCTTTTGACGAATGGTAGCAACTTCTGCCGCCTGCTCTTGCTTGGACAATTTGCTTGTATCTTTTTTGGCCAACCGCAACAAAAACTCATCCGGAATAATGCTTGGATTGGCTTTCATCTGTTGCAAAATAGTTTGCTGAAAACCTATTTCTGCAGCAGCATTATCTGCCGTCGTAGTGGTATCCGGCTTGACGCGGTAGTTGGCAATATTGGTCATATTGTCAAAGCGTTTTTCTATTTCCTTCATCGCCGTGACATCGCCTGCGCGAGAGGCATTAAGCAGCGCCTGTGGGAACTGCTCTTCTAGTGCACTGTCTTTTGGCAATTTAATGCGACCATTGATTAAAGCTTCGCGCACTGGATCAGAAACACTACCGGCTTTGCTCTTATAGTAATCATGCAGCTTATTGTCAATGAATGCAATTGCTGCTTCTTTGTTTTCCGCAGGGGCATCAACATTTTCTAAATACTTTATTGTGCGGTTTAATGATGCATCCAACGCAGAAACAGGGGCATCATCTAGCCCCCGCGCCGTTGGGAACACCCCGCCAGCAGGACGGCGAATAAAATTAATCGGAGCAGGCGTGTTAAAGCCCGGGGTCAGCGATTCACCTGCCAACATCCTACGGTTTAATTCTTCCCCCACCATCCCGGGAACTTTGCCCAAGCCCATCGCTTTTAACGCCGGCGCAATTTGTAACGCCGTACCCGCAGCAAACGCCGGTTCAGCCACTGCTTTAATTTCCGCAGCCTTGGGATGCATTATGCTAAATCCCATCTCATCCGGACGGGTGCCAAGTAGCCCAGAAGCTACAGCATACGTTTTGGGATCAGGTAATGTATTGACATCCCGCATGGCCGCTAACTTTCTTGCCGCCTCGCCCTGCTTTTGAATATTTGGATTAACAGTTGCTGGTTTAGATGCCGCCGCAATTTCTTCTGCCGTAGGTTCAGCATCCCCACCATCTGCCCGCCGAACAGGAATACGAATATTAACAGGAGGACCATTCTTGCCTATGTACGCATCACCAATTTCCCCCGCCGCATCCCGCACGCCACCACCAGACTTGATAAATGCAGACAGAGCATTGGCAGCAGACTTTACAAGCTTCTCGCCCTTACCCATTTTCTCGTACTCCGCGGCCCGTGGTCCGTGGAAATCGTACCTGTCTGTAATGACAGTAGCGCCATCTGGCGTTTGCTTGTATTGAAAGCCGCCCAACGTATTCCTGATATCCACAAAGCCGGGACCGATCTGGTCACCAGACGGATAGTCCTGATAATCTACACGGCCCTTACCACCTCTGGCTTGACTGCGCTTGACAGCATCCATCATGGCCATCTGTTCCTTGGCCGTAAAGTCACGCTCCGTGATCGGCGTGCGGCGGCCCGTCAAAACATCCACATAGGTCCGCGACGCAGCATCAAAGAATGGCTCATCTTTGCGCTCGGTTACCTCACCGCCGTCCGCCATCATGACGGGGGCAACGCTCAAGTCAAGAGATGCCAAATGATTGACAGGCTTGTAGCTGGCAAAAAACGTTTCTGTCTCCGTCTGCTTGTTCTCGTTAAAAGCCTTGTCGTCCTCTTCGTCCTGCGCATCAGCCAAAGCCGCTAAAGCAAAAGCTGCCTGATAGCTTGCGGGCATGGACTTGACATCCATTTTGGCCATGGTTACTTTGGCTGGGGCTAGAGTTGGTTGGGCTTGATCTGCTTTAGCCATTGGAGGCAGGGACTCGGGCAACGGCTCACGCTCCTTCTTTGCCATTGTTTCACGTGAAACATCCTTGCCAAGGAAACCCTTAACGCGCTCTATGTAGGTCTTTGTCTCTTGGGGGAGTTTGTCAGGATTGGCTCCTGCAGCAATCCATTTGTCCGTGGACCCCGGTCCCCAGTTATACGCAATCAACGCCTTCTCTGTATCACCATACTTTTGCTTCATGGCCTGCAAGTAATCCACACCTACCCGCGCAATCTCGTCAGGAGACTTATCTCTAGCAGGCGCTACACCAAAGCCGGGATCTGTAATGGTCTTGGGCATGACCTGCATTTCACCCAAAGCACCCTTGGGGCTGGTGGTCAGAGTTTTACCATCTGCTGCATACCGCTTGCCGCGGCTTTCCGCTTGCTTGACAGCAGCAACTAACTCTTCAAACGTCTGTTGGGCCATGGCTCGAGGTCCTTGATCAAATATTCAAGACATTTTATGCGGCATTTCAATAATACTCAACCGGTGTTGTATCAGGCTCGTCTTCCTCATCGTCGTCAGACTCCAACGCAATAAAGTTACCAGCACGGAATCTCGTCCAAGCCATCACCGCAGTATCCACTTGGTCATCATTGTTCCCATTAGGAAAAGCCGCGCATTCCTCTACAAGGTCCTCGGCCCACTCCTTACCCTCAGGATACCAGATCATGCCGGACTCCAAGAGTGGAGCAACAGCATTGGCGCGGGAGACTTTGTCCTGACCAGACTTACGACCGCCCGGAGAAAACATCGTGACAGGGATGCCCATCTTACGCAGTTCCTGCTGCAGTGGTGTACCAGTAGCTTTCGCTTCAATCAAAACATTGTCCGGCTTCCAATACATGTATTCATCTTTGGCCATGCGCTTTAGCTCAGGGAAATCCCATCGGCCCTTGCGCACATTAAGCAGCATCAGATTTGCACCAGAGTCAGCATCAGGATAGAACACGCCCCACGTACTGATAACAGAGAAGTCAGCAGTCTCTTTCTTTGAGTACGCCGTGTCGTATACCTGAATCAGATACTCACATTCTGGTGGATCATCGTACTTCCACTTGCGCCACCAGTTACGCTTCAGGATTGCACCCTCATCATTTGTTGGCTGCTGCTGCCACTGGGCGTTCCACTTCTTCAAGCCAATAGATACCTTGACCTTTTCTAACTCATCAAGGCTCCAGTAGTCGGGCCACAAGGGTTTACCACTAGGCAGGATGGCAGGGAACTCCAAGATCTCCCACTGGTCTGACTTCAAATAGCCCTGCTGCTTCAAGAGGCGACCAGACAGATCGTCTGTCTTCCACCGCGTATTAATCACAATGATCGCGCCGCCCGGTTGCAAACGCTGACGAGGACCGGACGTGTACCACTCCCACGTGTTCTCCATCGCAGTTTCAGACACAGCATCCTGCTCGTCCAAAATATCATCCAG